GAACCGCACAATGAGGCCTTAAGCACTGGACCGGATCACGAGTACCGCAAGGACAGCACACCGGGTACCGCAGATCATACAGAGCCGAGACATGTGCAGGGCGGCCCCGGTCATAAGGAGTGTGATCACGAGTAAAGGAGATTTATGATGGTAGCACTGATATTTCAGTACATAGCCGCACATTGGATAGAATGGTTGTTTGCGGCTATCTCCGGAGCTCTGTTCGCGGCATATCGCGGTTTATCGAAGCGATTAAAGACCGAAGTGGTAAAGAACCAGGCTATTAACGCAGCAGTACTGGCTCTGCTCCATGACCGCCTTTACCAGGCCTGCCAGTTTTACATAAGCCGTGGATACTGTACGGTGGGAGACCGGGATAACCTGGAGTACATGTTCAAACCGTACAAAGCTCTGGGCGGCAATGGAACTGGAGAGGAACTTTATAACAGATGTCTGGCCCTGGAATATGGGCCAGCAGAAAGAGAGGATTAAGATATGATGGATTTTGGCATTGCCAGCGTAGCGGCAATTACGGTGGTTTGTTATCTGGGCGGCATGGCTTGTAAGGCATCTGCCAAGGTTAATGACGAAGTCATCCCGGTGGTATGCGGAGTGACCGGCGGTATCCTGGGCGTAGTTGGTATGTATGTGATGCCGGACTTTCCTGCAGCGGATGTGATCAACGCGGCAGCAATCGGCATTGTGTCCGGCCTGGCAGCAACCGGAGTGCACCAGGCCATGAAGCAGTTACAAAATGAATGAGAGGTATAGTCATGGAACTTATCTTTAAAAGACAGGCAACAGTAGCGAATACACCAATCGTAATGAAATTCGATGTATTTGCGAATGTATATCTGGTGAAAAATTTAACTGACGGAGATATTTATGTATCATTCGGTGGGGGGGGGTGGCAAGTAAAGAAAAAGGAATACTGATTCCGGAGAACTGCAGTCAGATTATATCCGGACTTTCTGGAAGTCAGGTTCAGGATCCGGCACGAGGCGTTGTTACCATCATTCCAATGACAGACAGCGAGAAGGGAGTTGAGGTCCAGTGTCTCGAATGGTAGGAAAAGATACCATCATAGGAATGGGCTTTATTGGATTAGAACATGGTCGGCTTTACAACATGAGGCGTGGACCGAATGTTATCACAGCAACCATAACGGGAAGACGCATAGTGTTGGAAAAGTGCGCAGGTGGAAAACTGAGAGGTCTGATATTATATGGCAAATCCACGCAGGTGACGACGACAGGGGCGCAGCTGTTTGAGCCAATCAGCGACAGCCTAAACTTAAATGGTGTTGTTATAACATTTGGTAAAAATGGTGAAAAGATCGTGGTATCGGGAACGGCAGTGTTATCACAAGAAATTCAAATCAGTAAGCCAATTCAAATGCAGGCTGGTGAGAAATATGTGTTGGCTTTAGATGAAGTCCATTACTTTGAGAATATATGGTTGCAAGGTAATGGTGTGAGATTTGGCTGGTCAGGAAAGAACACAGCCAATAAGGTTATAATAACTGTTCCAGATTCGATTGCCGAAAGAACTGATTGTGCAATGTATGCTTCTGTTAAAGAGGGAGAAGCTTGTAATTTCACGATAAATCATCTTATGCTCAATGCAGGAGACACCGCCCTCCCTTGGGAACCGTACACCGGCGGAAAGCCGTCCCCATCACCGGATTACCCGCAGGAGATTCAGAGTGCTGGAGATGATGGTAGCATCGGCATAGAAGTACACGGAAAGAATATTTTTGGTGGAAGATATTACTATGCAAACTACGCAAACAGTATATTGATAATTAATGGAAATAAGAAGGGGGAGGAAGTTAAGCTGCCGTATGCTCCGGAATATGAAAGCTTTGGAGTTTGCAAGGTGATAAAATGCAAGAAAGGAAAAACTTATGTTATCTCCGTGACAAATCCGAACAAAAACGCAAATATAGGTATGGCCGAATATGAAAACATAGAGAATGCGTCCGCATATACCAAAAATGTTGGATTTGCCAGAATGACAACTAAAACCAAACAACTATACACCGCAAAGAGTGATGGAATCCTTGTATGCGGAATTGCGGGCACATGGACTGACGGAAAAACAACTGTGCATGAATGCACAGAATCAGAGCTATTGCAAGTGGAAGAAGCATCGGAAGCGACATCTTATGAACCATACCACAACCCACAGACACTTACCCTATCCGCACCAAATGGTCTGCCTGGTATCATGGTCACTTCAGGTGGCAACTATACCGATGAGAATGGTCAGCAGTGGATATGCGATGAGGTGGATCTGGAACGAGGAGTGTACGTGCAAAGGGTTTATTCCGTTATTGTTGATGGCGTAGATGTGGTCTTTTCACAAAAAGGACCATATTGCAACATAAATTTGCGCAACATGCCAAGTGTGAAGATTGTTTATGCATCGGGCCAAAGAGCTGCGACTAAGAGTACATTTACTTCAGAGCCGTGGGGCTTCAATCAGGAATCTGGCTTTTTATATCTTGTAAAGGAAAACTATGCCGAAATCCTCAATGAATCCTGCAGGAGGCATAACGGTGAAGTAATTTATGCTCTTGCCACTCCAATTGAGACCCCACTCTCAGAAACCGACATCGCCGCTTACCGTGCTCTCGCCATTTATGACCCGACAACGATCATAGAAACTAACAGCGGTGGATTAAAAGTATCGTACAACAAAATGGCGAAAAATTAGTCGAGGAGCGGAGTGATCTGCCCAACATGTAAAAAGAAAGAAAGAAAAAATCATGATGAAAGCAATGTTATCTCAGCCGATGGCTGGAAAAAGTGAAGAAGAAATTAAAGTAACCAGAGAAAAGGCAATCAAAGCACTGGAAGCAAAAGGATATGAAGTCGTAAACACTTTATTTACTGATGAGTGGTACAGTGATGAGCACATGAAGGAGCGTGGCGTGGTACAGATTCCGCTTTGCTTCTTGGCAAAGAGTTTAGAAAAAATGTCTCTGTGTCACGCAGTGTACTTTTGCAAGGGCTGGGAACAGACGAGAGGATGCAGGTTAGAGCATGATGCTGCTGTAGCATACGGTCTGACTGTCATTTACGAAGAGTAGGAGGGAGTATTTCATGAATTTTACAGAAGCATTTAAAGCTATGAAACAGGGTGCAAAGGTAAAACTTCCAGGCTGGGGAGGATACTGGTACTGGGATCCGGAGAAGGAAACCATCATGATTCAGTGCAGACCGCAGGATGGCGATAAGGGCGAGCTCCTGGATATCAGGGAAACGCAGCGTGTTGAATATACCATGCTGAACATGCAATCTGACGAGTGGGTGATTGCTGATGAAAGTAACTGTCCGGTACTTGGAGAAATTACTACATTTTCATTTGCAGATGCCATCCGGTATCTTAAACGAGGATTGAAGGTGGCACGACAGGGATGGAATGGAAAAAAACAGTATATCCAGTTGGCAACCGCAATCTCCTACAAAGCGGCTGACGGAGAGATTGTAAACTGCGATCATGATGCTATCGGAAACAAGGCAATCGCATTTGTTGGCACCAGCGGCGTACAGATGGGATGGCTGGCGTCACAGGCAGATATGTTGGCAGATGACTGGATGTTTGCAGAGTAGGAGGGCAAATAGCATGGGAAACAAAGAATTTATCGCATTATGCAAAAAACATGTGGTGGATTATTTTAATGAAAATGCGGACAAGACTGATCAGAAGCGAATCTGTGAGGATGATGTTTTTGTTGTCTGGTCCTGTAAGACTCTCCAGAATCATAAGGCGCTGCTCAGCACTACTGTTTCGGATGGTATGTACTACGAGCTGACCTATAATGGGGATAAGCATGAGCTGTACTTTGATGCCTATAAAAAATGGCAGAATATCTGCTTTGAAGTAAAGGAGTGAAACCATGAGAGACATTACCTTATGTCATCCGCGTCTTCAGCGCATTGCATCCGCCTGGATGAAAGCCTGCGCCACCGAGGGCATCACCGTGGCCATCAGCGAGACTCTGCGCACCGCCGCGGAGCAGGATGCTCTTTATGCTCAGGGCCGCACCAAGCCTGGTAATATCGTAACCAACGCTAAGGGCCGCAGCTACCGTTCCCAGCATCAGTGGGGTATCGCCTTTGACTTTTATCTTAAGATGGATATCGACGGGGACGGCAAGATCTCCGATGATGCCTACAATGACAGCAAAGGTCATTTTAAGCGCGCTGCCGAGATCGCCAAAAAACTGGGCCTTGCCTGGGGCGGTGACTGGAAGAGCATCGTGGACAAGCCGCACCTTTATCTTCCGGACTGGGGAAGCACGCCTACCGCGCTGATTCAACAGTTCGGAACTCCTGAACAGTTCATGAAGACCTGGCTTCCGGAGCAGATCAAGACTGGCTGGCAGCAGGAGGACGGCGGCTGGCGGTTTTACTTCCGGGACGGCAGCGGCAAGTATGTGGTCAACGCCTGGTACCAGGATGAGGATAAGTGGTACTGGTTTGACGGCGCTGGCATGATGGTCCATGACACCTGGTACCGCTACAGTGGTGACTGGTATTATCTTGGATCTGATGGCGCTATGGTCAAGGGCTTGCAGACTGTCAGTGGTAAGTGGTATTACCTGGACAAAAAAGGTCGTATGGTCACCGAGCCGGTAACTCTCACACCGGATCAGGATGGGGCACTGCAGTATCCAGGTATTGCAGCGTAAATGAAAAAAGGTCGGAAAAACTTCCGGCCTTTTGTACGTTAATAGTGATTTAAAATATCTAAACGGTGGATATTCTGCACGAATTACTAGAATTAAAAATATCCAAATTAACGATTATTATATATACATCGATTTGGACACTAATGACCTGCCTGTTGATAAAAAATTATCTGAATATCCGATGATACTGGTTACAGTTAATACCAATACTGTAGCAGAACCTATATTGTATGCTGATCGTGCTGGCGACAGAAAAATTCGCGTTGTGTTTGCCGGAACTATCACCGGTACAATCAATTTATGTTTGCAATATTCGGTTTCTCCTGTGTAACTTAAACAGCGTCACTCTATTCTCCCCATTTACCACTGGTGTATGATCGACATTTTAATTTTTTAATTACGCTGATACAATTGATGCAATTTGTACTGTATTTTTGTAAAAATTTAAAACATATTTTCCACTTGTGTTTTTTGTAATTGTAAATTGATTGAATTCAACCGTTCCATCCAAGGGCATTCGTTTTAGATTGGTGTCATAATCATCTACATTTTTCCAGTTTGTCCAGGCACCGTTTTTATATGAACGTTTTAACACTTCTCCGCTTGAGGTTATCGCCATCTGACCGCTTATAGCGTTGCCATTATTGTTGTCATACATACCATATATAGTGGCATATCCATATCCAGATGTATTACCAATAGAAACATAATTGCAATAAGCATATTGTGTTAATTTTAGTTCTGCGTTCGGATTATTGAAATTTTTTATAAATCTCAGTTCTGTGTCAATGGAAGTTAAATCACTATTGGCATCCGGAACTGCGTAGTGGTAAAATGTATATACAAGAACATAGCCAAAGGGTAAGGCAATGGGATATAGTAAGAAGCATAATGTAAATGTTCGATTCATTTATTCGAGTTATGCGAAATGGTATGATTATGTTTTATCTACGCCCATAAATATAGGTTCGAGTCCTATTGTTGTCATAACCTTGTGAGGACCATTAACTGCATTGAGTTAGTGGTCCTTTTTATTGCCATTCTTTCATACGATTCCATCAGTGGCGGGCCATCCTGCCGCTTTTGCTATGCAAACAAAACGATCGCGTAAATGTTAGGATAGCAAAAAGGAGGGTGACATGAAAGTAGGAAAATTAATAGAAACGATAACAGTGCTGATCGGGCAGCAGTACGATCTGGAAATGATGGTCGGCTGGCTGAATGAAATCGAAGGACAGGTTCTGGACCAGGTAGTGAACCGGTCCCAGGGATATGATATTGAATTTAAACCATTTACTGATGAGGACATGGAGCGCGAGCTGACGGTGCCGGACCGGTTCCAGGACGTCTATATCAATTATCTCCGCGCTAAGGTGGATATCGCAAACCAAGAAACGGAGCGCTACAACAATGACGCTGCCATGTTTGACGCGGCGTGGAAGGAATATGCAGCCTGGCATATCCGGACGAATCTTCCGAAACCGGCACCCAAATTCAGAAATTATTGAGGTGGAGCATGAGATTGCCTTATTTAAGAACAACGCCGCAGCAGGCGGATAAAAGTGTGGGATCCTTCGGCGGGTTGAATACGCAGCTGGTGATCCAGGAAAATGAATTTTCGGACATGAAAAACATGTCCATAGATGGGTATCCGGCAATATCGGTCCGGCAGCCGCGCGGCGTGATCCAGAAAACAATCGGAAAACCGAATGGTCTGTTTTATAAAAATGGGTTGATATATGTGGATGGCACGGCTTTGTATTATAAAGAGAAAAAGATTGCAGACGTATCAGACAGCCGGAAGCAGATTGTAGGGATTGGTGCTTATGCGGTGGTGTTTCCAGACAAGATCATGTACAACACCAGCACAGGCGAGCTGAAGCAAATGGAAGAAACCTGGACGCAGTCCGGAAGTGCTGCCTTCGCGCAGACCACGCAGGGATCAACCCTGGTAAAAATCACAAGCACGGGGATTGGAAAAAAGTTTTCACAGTATGATTCGGTTCTGATCAGCGGTTGCACGAACGCAGCGTTTAATAAATCCATCATCCTGCAGGAGGTGACTGATAATTATGTGGTTGTGATCGGCAGCCTTTCTGCTCAGTTCACCCAGGGCAGCGGTCTGACAATCAAACGGACAGTGCCGGATATGGATTATGTCTGCGAGAATGAGAACCGGTTGTGGGGATGCTCCAGCAAGAATCATGAAATTTATTCTTCCAAGTTGGGGGATCCGGCGAACTGGCAGTCATTTGAAGGCATTTCAACGGATTCTTATGCCGTGACAGTGGGATCCGACGGGGACTTTACCGGTTGTGTTTCCCATCTGGGATATGTGATCTTCTTCAAGGAGGATACAATTCACAAGGTTTTTGGCAACAAGCCTTCCAACTACCAGGTGTCCACATCCTCACCCGTGCGTGGAATAGCGAAAGGAATGGAGCGGACAGCTTGTATCGTAAATGAAACGCTGATCTATGCAGGCCGGGATGATATCTGCAGCTATGATGGAGCACAACCGGATTCCGTGGGAGATGCGCTGAAGAACCTTGAATTTGTTGATGGAGTAGCGTCACATTATGATGGAAAATATTATGCCTCCATGCAGGCGGGAGACTCCTGGGGGCTGTATGTCTATGATCTGAAACGGACCATATGGACGAAGGAAGATGCCCTGCATCTGGTTGATATGGTTTATGGAGATGGTGAGCTGTATTGCGTAGATGAGAAAGGAAATCTTTTCACAGTCACAGGAAAACGGCAGGAAGCGATTTCATGGTATCTGGAGAGCGGAGATCTTCTGGAGGGTACAATTGATAACAAGCACATCCGGAAACTTCGCTTTCATATCCGGATGCAGCAAGGTACAGAGGTTTCGGTGCTGATGCAGTATGATGATGATCCAGAGTGGCACCGTGTAAGCACGTTTCGATCAAAAACATATCGAACGCAAGTTGTTCCGATAATCCCGCGGCGCTGTCAGAAATATCGGTATCGTCTGGAAGGATACGGAGATATGCAGCTGATCGCAATCAGCAAGGTAATCGGATTAGGAAGTGATGTGAATGTCGGTATTTAAAGAGCTGGTGTTGAGCAAAGAAGAGGACAAGAAATCTCTAGTAAAAAAACTGTATCGGTTCAGCGAGGACTTGAAATTCACACTTTCCAATCTTGACGAGGACAACTTTTCCAGAAGCTTCTTAGACTGGGAGAGTGAAAAGAAATCATTAACCAGGACCATCAAACATGATGCGGACGAACTGCAGATAAAATTTGAAGATCTGGAAGCAGATTCTTATGGGCAACTGGAACAGTCGGCTAAAAGTATAAAATTATTGGTAAATCGCGGAAGTGTAGTGGAGACTATGCTGTCAAGAATGGAATTGTACGGCGAACATATAGATCTGAAGACGGGGCATGTGACGATTGATGCTAATAATATGAAACTGGATGCGGCGGGGAACGCTACGTTTTCAGGAGCTATAACGGGCGGGACAATGAATCTGGGAAATAACTTCGCGGTCGACGCATCGGGCCATGTCGTTCTCCAGGGAGATTTGAGGTGCAATTTGCTCAATCCGAAAAAGAAAACGACGGTGGGAGGTGATGTCACAGTAGAAGGAAGCGAAGGATATGGAGGCTGCACTGTTGGAAGGACCCTTACCGGATCAGAGGCTTATATTGTGGATTCACTGAGCTGCAAAAAGGTAACGGAAACATCGGATGCACGAGTAAAAACGAATGTGACAACACTTTCGGCACCGGATATGATAGCCATATGCCCGGTTTCCTGGCATTTTAAAGCAACAGGAAAGGAGAGTATCGGATTTATTGCCCAGGAGCTTGATAAGCCGGTGAGACGGCAGAAATCATTACGTGTGGAGTATGGAGAGATGGGGGCGATGTGGGTAGCTGCTATTCAGGACAATCAGCGTCGCATTGATCGGATCAGAGGAAAGATAGAAGGGAGGGAGTAGATGTCATATTTTAGCGCGCCGACGTTGGCAAAAGATTCGGACATGGCAAAGATCCGAAGCTATATCATGCAGCTTAATCAGCAACTCCAATATAGCCTTTCAAGCTTGGACCCGGAAGACAATTTTTCTCAGGAGTTCCTAGTAAGCTACCAGGAAACGGACAAAACTATTTCGCAGCTGGAAATCAGCATGAATGGATTCATGTCAGAATTCAAGAACCTGGAAGCAGGGGTATCCACTCAGATCAGCACACTGAATAACGAGATTAAATTGAAGGTATCAGCAGAAGAACTGTGTTCGGAAATTTCCATGGCTCCGGGGACCATAGCATTTAAGACCGGATATTTAACGATTGATGCAAAAAACTTTAAATTATCCAAAGATGGCACGGCGGAGTTTTCCGGGAACATTACAGGGGGATCTATCAATATCAATGACCGCTTTGTTGTCAGCGAAACTGGCAGCACGAAAATTGACTCCGGAGCATACACGGGATCCATCCAGTGTAGCGGTCCGCTGGCAACGGAAACATTGATCACTTATGGAAACTGTGACGTAGATGGATCAATAAGCTGCCAGCAGATGAAGGTGACAGGAACGGTAACATGCGAGACTTTATATCAGTCTTCGGATGAACGGCTGAAAGAGCATATTGAGGATATTCCGGAAGAAACAGCACTGAGGATCGTGCTTGGACTAAAACCGGTTGAGTTCTCGTATATAGGGAGAGAAGAGCGGCAGATGGGATTCCTGGCACAGGATGTAAATGCGCTGCAGGAAGTCATTGGAACAAATTTGCCGCTCACAGATCTCGGAGAAGATGGGTATTACAGAATCCCATATAGCACCTACGGCGCTTTGTATGCCGGTGCAATCAAGAGTCAGCAGCGGCAGATTGAAGAATTGGAGAGAAAATTATAGTGAAATATTTTATGTATGATGAGATCCAGGTGCGGACATTGGCAGAAATCCTGAGCAAAATCAGGGTTGAGGGAGTGCAGCAGGCACGGTTCCTGGTCATGATTGAGAACATTTTGGATAAGGGAAAACTGATGGAAAAAGAGGAGGAAAAACAGGATGGCACTTGCAACAGTACAGGGGTATCTGAAAAAAAAGACGAGTCCAGTCATAACGGTGGGGAAAAGCAGTGCGAGTAGCGGACCGGGAGTAACAAAAAATCCGACACCGGCAGTAACGCCAAATCCGACACCGGCAGCATCCAGGGCATTTCAGGCTGCAGCAAGTCCGAATACGGGGAGTGGTTCGACGGCTTCAGGCGGTAGCCAGTATCTGACTGGATACACTGCCAACCCATTTGCAACATCGTCAACAACGGATCGTTATCTGCAGAGACTCAATAAGCTGGAAAAAAATGCGCCGGGAGAGTTTCAGAGCCAGTATTCCAGTGATATTCAGAACATCATCAACAGCATTAAAAACCGGGAACAGTTTAAGACAGATGATGTCTTTAAGAGTGATCTTTACAACACTATGCGGGAGCAGGCAATTCAGAATGGTCAGAAATCTATGCGGGATACCATGGGCAGCGCACAGGCAGCCACAGGCGGATATGGAAGCACCTATGCGCAGGCAGCGGGGCAGCAAGCTTATGATAATGCCCTGGCAAACTTTAACAACACGACGATGGATATTTATGATCGAGTCTATAACCAGTACCTGCAGGAAGGCCAGGAGCTGTATAATCAGCTGAATATGTATAACAACCAGGATTCCATCCACTATAACCGCTATCGTGATACGGTTGCAGACTATCAGACTGACAGAAACTATTATGCCGGTCGTTATGACTCATCCTGGAATCAGGACATGAGCCAGTATCAGCAGGATCAGGCAATGCGACAGTGGGCGGAGAACTACGCTTACCAGAAGACTCAGGACGCCTTGGCGCAGCAGAACTGGCAGACACAGTTTGACTATCAGAAACAGCAGGATGCCCTGGCACAGCAGAATTGGCAGGCACAATTTGATTATCAAAAGCAGCAGGATGTACAGCAGTTGGCACTGGCATATTCTAAAGCACGTTCAAGCGGTTCCGGCAAATCAAGATCATCAAAGAGTAAAAGTAAGACTTATAGCAGTGATGATTTAGTTAAGTTTGCAAAGGACTTACTAAATGAAAAAGACAATCGAGGTGGACGCTTGTCAAAATCATATTATGTAAATGATGCGTCTGGAGTAAGCAATATACTGCAGCAGTACCTTGGAATTGATGCGGATACAGCAGCGAAAGCGGTAACGGTGGCGCAGAAAGATAGCAAAAACAAAACGGATAATAGCTATACATACCGTAAACCGAGATAGGAGAGGATATGTCAGGAAAGTTGTTCAAACAGTATAAGGAAGATCAGGGAACCGGAAATAGCAGTCTTTATAAAGCGTACAAAGGTGCGATGGATTCTGGTCTGAGTACCGGGAATTCCACTATGGACCGTTATATTGAACATAAACGCCAGCAGGAAGAAGAAGCAAAAGAACGAAAGCGGCTTCGCGATGTAAGAGTAAATCGGGAGGCAAGGGAGAGACAGGTAAAAAATGCAAGTTTAAATAAAAGTAGAGCCGATATGACCGATTTTATGCGGCAAGAGCGAGAAAAGATTCAGGGGGATCATACGGCAGAAGCATCCCAGGCTCGGTTATTCAGCAAATCCGATACGATAAAAATGAAATCCCTGGCTGAAACGGCTAAAAAGAAAAGGGACAATGAAAGGCAGAACTACTTAGAGAAAAAAGCGAATGATGCAAAGGGAGTGGCTGAATATGGACCATTCAGGGACGGAACTGTGCACATTACGCCATACGAGGATATTAAGAAGCGCGCAGATTTTCAGACAGGGGCTTATCAGGGGGCGAAAGATGATCGGAATCCAATCGGAACTGGAAACACTATGAAAGGATTCTGGTCAAATGCTGCAGATGGAACGATGAATCCGTTTCGTATAGCCGCACGGGCAGTGAAGCAGTCCAACGGACTGTACAATCACAGCTTTCAGTCCATGACCGATGACCAGAAAACCATGTATAACTATCTTTATCACCGTTATGGCGCGGATCAGGCAGATCGGTACGCGAGTGCCATAGATGATGAGCTGAATGTGAAAGCAGGACGCCAGGGAGCAGAAACTGTATCAAAAATGGGTACTGTTCCTGCTGTGGGTCTCAATGTGCTTGCGAGTACAGCAGCAGGATCAGAACGCGCCGTCAAGGGCCTGGGACAAGCCGTGGACATGGTAACCGGAAATTACGAAACTGCCCCGGTATCAAATTTTGATGGTTACCTGCAGCATCTGCAGGAGAAGAGCTCCGGAGCGGCCAGAATTGCTTACGATTTGGCAAACTCTACCGGATTCATGCTGCCGAGTATGCTTGTGGCACCTGCAGCCGGAGCAGCCATGGGAGCGTCAGCCGGTTCTGCCTTGGGTTCTGCCATGTTCGGTGCGGCTGCCGGCGGTAACTCCTATGCAGATTCTATCCGGGAAGGTCAGGATGTTGAGACGGCGCAGCTTTACGGTGCGCTGAATGCTGCAAGCGAAACTGCAACGCAGGCATTCCTCGGTGGCCTGAATAATGTGAGCCTGGGGCATCCGAAAGTAAAGAGTGCCATTGATACAGCAGTGCGGAAAATGATATCCAATCCAGCGGTGCGGGACCGTATGATACAGGCAGCCGGATACGGCGCAGATATGGCAGCAGAGGGCTTGCAGGAGTACACGCAGGAGCTTCTGGACAAGGCAAGCCGGAATATGCTCTTCGGCGAGAAGAACAAGATTAGCCTGGCAGATCCGGAAGCCTGGTATGCAGCCATGCTCGGTGCGCTGAATGCTGGAGTTCTGAATGCTCCGGGAGCAATCGCGCAGGAATTGGATTACCGTTCAACAGGAAAAAACATCGTTCCGGAATACAGCGAATTCGCAGAAGGCATCAACACGGATCAGAGCTATGCTGCAGCAGAGACGCAGCGGGAAGCCAGAGACCTTCAGGAGCTGGCACAGCGTTATGCGCAGCAGCAGGAAAACGGCGAAAGCATCCCGGCCCGAGACAACGGGAGATTCCTGGAAAGAATGGAAAATTTCACGGAAAATGTACAACAGGGCAAAGAAATTACGCAGAACCAGGAAAAAGATGCTCAGAACACGGAAAAAAATGCTCAGAATATGACCGATGATGTCCAGGAAGAGATAGTGCAGAAACCGGAAATGAATCCGCAGAATGTTTCGACTGCGCCAGTAGAAACGCAGCTTGAGACTGGAAGTATAGAAGACGATACTTTGGGGGAGCTGTCTGAACAGTATGGAAAATATGGCAAGAATGCTTATGTGGACTATTATGATCACGAGACGGATCTTCCCCAGTATAGCAGAACCTTTGATCGTGTGTACGATGCTGGCCGTTGGGGAATTAAAATGGACGAGGCAGTGCACCAGGAGGCGTTGTCAACATTAGGACGCGAAAAGCTGGAAAACATCTGGAAAGCCGGGGCACAGGACCGCGAGATGGTAACTAGCAACGTGAACCGTGAGACGGGAGAACCGCTGAACATGACACAGGGAGAAGTACGGATTGGTGGCCTTAGCCAGACTGCGGAAAATGCCTCATCAGCACAGAAAACCTTTGCGCAGTACATGGGTACAAGAACCGGCCTGACCTTTGACCTGGTGGACGGCATGGAGCAGGGCGGTGCTGTGGCTTCTTACGAGAAGGGCAAAGTGACACTGGATATCAACAGCAAGGACTTTCTGGGCAGCGCTTCACATGAGCTGACCCATTTCATCCGGGATTATGCCCCAGGTGAGTACAATGAGTACGCAGACACGGTCATCCGGCAGATCATGAAATCAGAGGGTATGGATCTGCAGGAAGGAACGGAGTCATACATCAATAACTACATGAGCCAGGCCGGGCAGCAGTTAACCAGGGAACAGGCCGTAGAGGAAATTGTTGCGGATGCTTCGCAGAAGTTTTTCAACGACGAGGAATTTATCAAAGAGGTAACGCAGAACCGAAACTTGGGTCAGAAAATCCTTGACTTTATCAATGATGTGATTGACGCCATTAGGAGTTTGATTAAGACTGGCAGCACCAGGCAGTCAGCCAAAGCCCTGGAAGAGAACCTTGTGTACTTCCAGCGGGCCAGAAGAGACTATATGGCAGGCCTGGAGACGGCGAGTGAGAGGTATAAGGCAGGATACGAGATTGAAGGGAATGAAGGAGAAAGATTCAAGCTTATAGGAAAAGATGAAAACGGAATTGAAACATATGAAACATCAGAAAATGTAAAAAATCTAAGCATAAAAGAACGTAAAAATATTATGCTGAATTCGTTGCTTGAAGAATTCCATGGAAGGACAGCGAAATTTGAGCATGAAGGGAAAGTGGATTACGCTGTTTTAGATGAAGCTGGAATTCGAAAAGGCATATACGGAGATAAAAAGTCTCAGAATGCAGGATATAAGACGAAAATAAATATTGGGGCAGATAAAAATTATTTTGAATTACTGGAGAATTCAAAGTACTATAGAAGTTCATTGGAACAGGGAAAAACTACAGCCAGTGGGGTACATGATAATACATTATCATGGGACTATTATTTAAAAACGATTAAGGCAGACGGAAAGTTCTACGATGTACTGATTAATGTTAGAAACGCAGGCAAAGATCAATTTGTATACGATGTGTCATTAAAAGGGAAAAAAACAGAGCCGCCGAGCAGTACACGAAGTACATTAGGTCAAGGCGACTCTGTATCTACTACTGTACAGGATAGAGGAGCCATTGTCAAGAAAAAATTCCAGCTCAAAGATCCAGTAGAGGAAACCGGTACTCTGATTGCGGCTGTTGCTCCGGAAGGAACCGACGAAAGCGTCATGACAGCGTTGGCCGATCGCGGAATCAAGACGGTAAGTTATGACCCGGAAGTAGAAGGTTCCAGAAACCGGGCGGTGAATTCAGTGGAAGGCATCCGCTTCCAGATGGAGGACATGGACGATTACCTGTTTTATGATAATCATTATGTGAAGAATATCATAAAAGAGAACCAGGAACTGAAGGAAGCAAATGAATTGCTGAAAAAAGAATTTACCTTGACGGCCAAGGACGAGCTGCGCCAGGATGATATTCGGAAGGCCTGCGGGAAGGTTTTGAAGGAGTATAACAGTAAAGCAAAGCTGGAGACCGTGGCATCGAATGTCACGAAATTATTTGAGTATGTGCGGTCTGGTGACCGGATTGCCTGGGATGAGGCAAGTGAAGTGGCAACGGCTATTGGTCGGTCCATACTGGAACAGGCACAGCAGAAAGACACCGCGTTAACCGAGCAGTATAAAGATCTCCGGAAGCAGATTAAAGATACAAAGATTCTGATCACTGATCAGGATAAGGCAGATCTGGCAGCAGCAGGAGGGTATAATAGTTTCCGTCAGAAGTATTTTGGCCGAATGAGTTTGGGAAAAACTGGTATTTCGGTGGACACGCTCTATCAGGAGTTATCATCACAGCATCCGGATCTTTTTGATCCAGATATTACACATCCAGCTGATCAGCTGATGCAGATCGGTAATGTGCTGGATATAACCCAGCCACAGGTATTGAACCCATATCACGCGAATATGGATGAAATGGCTTATCATGTTGGTCAGGAACTCCTTCAGGAATACTGGAATGTCCGGCAGCCGGCACCGACCTTTGCAGACCGCAAGGCAGAAGAATTGAGAAAAGTGCGGCAGCAGTATAATAATAAACTGGATGCGTATAAACAGAAAATGGGAGACCAGTATACAGCCCTGTTGAATGAAACTAGACGCGAAAATGCTGACATGAGAGAAGCACATGCACGGGAACTTTACTGGCAGAAGGAAAAATTTAATACAAAAATGAAAGATCGGCGGGAAGCTCTTGCGAAGCGGGAAGCCAAGGAAAGTGTTATCAAAGAATCTGCGAGGCTCAGAAAATGGCTTTTGGAACCAAATGACAAGCAGCATATTCCGGAAGAACTTCGAACCGTGGTAGCGGATTTCCTTAGCAACATTGATTTTTCTTCTAAGACTGATTACAACGGAGTGAAAACTCAGAGAACCATGGCGTGGGAAGAGGCATTAAAAGCCTTTAACACAATTAAAGAGACTGGACAGATTACAGATCAAAATGGAAATGTGCGTTATGTCGATATAGACCCGGATCAAGCGGCCAGAATGGAAGAATTAAATAAAAAGGTGAAAGGTATAGACCGTCTGGAAGATTTGGATTCCTATAGTCTGCAGGAGTTGCTAAAGACAGTCCGATCCATGAAATCGACAATTACGGAAATTAATACTTTAAAAACCAACAAAAAATATGGTGAAGTTAGTCTCCTGGCAGAAAGCGTATTCCACGATACGGATTATATGAAAGACCGGAAAGAATTTAGAGGACCGGTTGGTCAGGTGGATAGCCTTTTGAATATAAAGATGATGGATCCAGTAACAGTGTTTCATAAAATTGGTCCGGCTATGGAAACTGTGTATGATTCACTCACGACTGGTTGGGATAAGAAAACCAAACTCTTGAAGGAAGCATCAGATTATTTTAGTGAGGCATTGAAAGAATGTGGGCTCAAACCGAAAGATATTCGGGGATGGACCGGTAAAAATCCGGAGAGACATAGTTTCTCACTTTCCGGCGGAGATATAACATTGTCAACCGGTCAGATTATGGCACTATATGAGTTAGATAAGCGAGGCCAGGCGCGGAAGCATATTTATGATCAGAAGGGCGGCATTAAGGCCGGAGAGATTGATCTTGGTACATCTTTAAAAGAAAAACGTTTATTGCCGGAGCGGTTGCGGGGGAATAAACCAATTAGGGTTACTGCGGAAGACGTAAAGACGATCACGGCTGTGCTTACTGACTATCAGAAGAAACTGGCGGATAAAATGCAGCGATTCCTTGGAGATAATGCGGCCAATTGGGGAAATGAGGCATCAAGGGAGATGTATGGATATGATAAGTATAAGTCCAGAAACTATTTTCCAATCACAACGGACAAGGATTACATCATGCAGCCGGAGGGCAATAAAAAAGATTCCACTATTCGCAACCTCGGCATGACAAAGAGCACGAATGCCTATGCGAATAATCCGATTATTGTTGAAGATATTTTTGATGTGTTCACACGGCATGTGGATCAGATGAGCAGCTATAACGGCTTGCTAGTACCGCTTTCTGATTTACACAAGCTTCTGAACTATAAAGATGCACGGGGATTTAATGGTTCCAGTATTCAGGAGCGCATCAAAGCCACACTTGGAACTGGTACGGCAAAGTATTTGGATAATCTGGTAGATGATATCAATGGATCTGTCCATACCAGGAATGATACAGGAATTGCGGATATGCTTATGGGCAACATGAAGGCTGCGGCGGTAGCAGGAAACCTTCGTGTTGCAGTACAGCAGCCTGGTTCCATTGCCCGCGCTTATGCAGAACTTGATGCAAAGTATATTGTCAAAGGGCTGTCAAAGGGAGCCAACTGGGACATCATCACAGAATATGCGCCGATTGCGCAGTGGAAGGATTGGGGATTTTACCAGATGCAGGTATCACGCCGCATGAAAGATATCCTTGTAGAGACTGACAGTGCAAAAAACAGATTCGTCAATAAAACTATGGTGCTGGCCGAACTTGGTGATCAGGTGGCATGGAAACGTTTGTGGAATGCTGTGGAATATGAGACTATGGATCGGCATCCGAATCTGCAGAAAGGCTCTAAAGAATATTACACAGAGGTGGGGCACAGATTTTCGGAAATTATTTACAAAACACAGGTGGCAGATTCTGTTATGCTTCGCACCGAGGTCATGCGGTCAAAAGATGCCCTGGCAAAGATGGCAACGGCATTTATGGGGGAGCCGCTGAAAACCTACAATATGCTGTATCGTGCAGTATGGGATCTGAAAGCTGGAAGACTTGATAAAAAGACAGCCAGAAATAATGCGATGAGGGTGGCAGCAGCTTTCACGGCTAATGCTTTCCTAACTGCAGCCGCCGCAGCAGCGGTTGATATGTTCCGTGATGATGACAGGGAGAAAGACCTGGGAGAGAAATTCCAATCTCATATGGCGGCCAATATGATTGACAATGTAAATATACTGAATAGCGTTCCATACGTTCGAGATGTAATTTCTACCGTCCAGGGAAACACTGTAAAGCGTACCGACATGCAAGGAATCCAGGATGTATATTATGCCTGGAAAAAAGTATACAAGGCGATGCAGAAGACCGGGAAATACACGCCACAGTACGCTTTTCTGGAAGCATTAAGATCTACCAGTGCCTTGACAGGTATTCCAATCAAAAGTATCACTAGAGATGCCTTGTCCATCATTGATACAACAGTAAGCTCCTTAAGCGGCGCAGGAGAGTACGAGGCTACGAAGATGAAATACGGTCTGTCATTGAAAGATAACAAGAGTCTTTATGTAAGCATGATGATGAATGCCACAGAAGCGAGAGATAAGGAACTGGTTGACAAAATCAAGAGAGACCTTATGGATGCTGGGTATACGGAAGATGACATCGAGAAGCAGATGAATCAGGAAGTTAACAAGGAGATAAAAGACAATATTGATATCATTTCTGCGGCTGACAAATATGATTACCAGGACAAAGAAAGCAGAGATGCTTTTGAAGAAGAGGTCAATGCATACATCGAACTGAAGAAAAAAGCCGGGAAATCGGAAAAGGATGCTTTACAATCAGTAAAGATAAAATTATCATCGCATTATAAGGAAATGTATCAGAAGGGAGATCAGAAGACCAAGAAAGAAGTGGTTGAAAAATGTAACAGGTTTCGCTACAATGGCAATGCAATCTTTAAGGGTTCGGAGTACAAAAGCTGGGCAAAGAAGTAAATTTGGGGACGGCTAGAAAAGCGCTGATTGTCTACTATTTGTCTACTACAGTACCCGAAAGATAGCGTGAGTTATCAGAAGATAGCAGAAGCAGAGATTTAAAGAATGGCTCAAAACCTCACTTTTTTACGAAGAATGAAAGATGATAAATGAAAAAATCAATTTTCGTAATGCGTGGGTCGCCGGTTCGAGTCCGGCCAGGAGCTTATGAAGAAACCCCTTGAGAAATCAAGGGGTTTCGGCGTTTTATGGTTATTATGCTATCGTGGAAAAATGAGCGAAAAATATGGATTTGGGGACTATTTGGGGACTATTGAAAAAGTAGTCCCCAAATTGCATTTTAAGACTGGTTCACGGCGGCATCAGGCTCAGCCAGAAGAACGCTGCTCATGATATCTGCAGCCTCCTCACTGCCCTGGTGAAAGAAACCAGTTTTTGGCATTGAATGATCATGTTGGAAGGAATCGCATATTCATTTACGGAATGAAATTCCGTGTATACCATATTTGGCATAGTTTCCGGTGTTGTAATTCTCGATAAACTCTCGATCATCTTCCCATTTTTTATGGCTTTTTAAAATCTGGATTGATGTTTCCTTTGGCTTATAAAAAAATCAAGATAACTGATCACGTCACTGCTTGTGAGAATGTTATTATCAACGAGCAGATCCAATATTTTCTTTTTCGGAGAGAGGAGAGATCTTCAATTTGTGAAATATTATAACCGTACTGCATAAGTATGGATTCCTGAGCCAAGCGCATTCCAGTTTCAGACATAGCGCCACTTAAGTATGCTCGTTCATCACTTGTTCGACATATTGACATAGGAATGTGGTAGTGTATAATTAGTATTGAATACACTGAAAAAATGAAGGAATTACATGAAAGTACATAAATATTGGTCTGTAGGAGCTTTGATCACAATGCTTGGGACTTTTTACACTTGATAAAAAACCATTACCATAACAGATTATGATATTTCATTTAAAGATATTTGTCCCCAATATAGAGAAAGTAAATGAATAGCATAGTTATTGAAATGAATATTATTTAGGGTTCGGGATAAATCGTGAAATGCAGACAAACAAGAAAAGTAAAAATATAATAGGTATTATACAGAGTTTCCTTATATTGATATTGGTAGTTCTTATTATTTTTATGATGATTCAGATTAGTAGGCTGCAGGGAACAGCACGCGTAATAAATTATGCCGGTCTGGTACGTGGAGCTACACAGCGCGAAATAAAATTAGAAATTACAGGAAACCAAAATGACGAATTAATTAAATATTTGGATGATATTCTTCTTGGATTGAGATATCAGGATGGACATTATGATCTGGTAAAACTCAATGACGAAGAGTATCAGGAAAAATTGCAAATCCAGAGTGATTACTGGGATAAATTGAAAACAGAAATTGAAGCAGTAAGAAGCAAGGGATACGAAAATACAGACATTGTTAATATGAGTGAAATATATTTTACGATGGCAGATAAAACTGTCTCTGCAGCAGAAAGTTATTCAGAAAAAATCGCTGTAAAGATTCGTACCATAGAGCTTTTGTCGGCACTTGATATGTTGAGTTTGGTGATATTGGTTATTATGCAGACTCTAAAGGCAATGCAGATGGCAATGCAAAACAGACTGCTGGAACAAAAAGCATTCATAGATGCCTATACTGGACTGCCAAATAAAAATGCCTGTAATGAGCTACTTAATAAAAAAGATATAATTACAGATTCTACAGCATGCATAATGTTTGATTTAAATAATCTAAAAACTGTAAATGATACAATGGGACATTCCGCAGGAGATCAGTTGATATTGAATTTCGCAAAGCTTTTGCGCAGTGTTATTCCAGAAAAGGATTTTGTTGGAAGATATGGCGGAGATGAGTTTATAGCAGTTATTTATCATACGAGTGAGGCGGAAATTAAGGAGATATTAAAATCATTGTACAGAGAAAAAGAGAGATTAAATAGTTGTGAAAATCAATTACCAATCGATTATGCATGCGGATGGGCATTATCCTCTGATGATATGGCGTGTACAATGCAGATGTTATTGGATGATGCAGATGCTTATATGTATAAGAATAAACAGTTATGTAAGAAATATAATTTGCGCTCAGCTCAGAGTAGAGAATCTTCTTAAATATAATCGATAGGGCTCTGTTGGAAAACTAACAGGGTTTTTACTATGTTATTGTGTGATAATATAACGAAAGTCAGTTTATAACATAGCCATAAATTAAGCAAGTAAGACTCCGAGAGATTTTGAAACGTAAACGCTCCATAGCAAGTACTGAACCAGTCAAAAGCCACATTTGCGGCTTGGCTTAATTGATCTTCTTTGGTTTTCGAATACTCTCTGGCAGCATTTCTGACCATGGGACCAGATTATCTAAAAAGGATCGGTCTGTATCACCCATGTGTTTCGGAATCTCTGTCAGAAGATATTCAAAGTACTCATATGGCTTTAAATTGTTCGCTTTTGCTGTTTCTGCAATGCTGTAAATGATAGCGGATGATTTTGCACCATTGATGGTATCGATCATCTGCCAGTTTTTCATGCCGACACAGAATCCGCGGATCGCACGCTCTGATGCATTGTTGTCCATCGGAACATCCCCGTCGGTCAGAAAAACCCAGAGATATTTTTCCTGATTCAATGCATAAGTGAAAGCTTCCCTCAGTTTTCCGTACCGACTTCACTTTCGTGTTGTTTCAGGTACACAACAAAGCATCTACCAGTGGTTTTACAACCACCTGACGCTGAACAAGCCTTTCTTTTGATGAAAGTTCTTTGAGTTTTCCTTCCTCCCGGTAGATTGCCTGGATCTGCTTTATGATCAGGAACGAAGCGGACTATTTCTGGCTTTCCGGATGAACTTCTGTTCCAGACGGTAAAGTGGAACCGCGTTTACATACTTTCCATTCATGATAGCTGCAGCGAGAGACGATGAGACCGGGCTTGCGTGGAGCAGGCTCTTTGGATGCGCCGCTTATTTGCGGCGCTTGTAACACTCAGCCGGAAGGTCTTTTGATCACAGTATGAGTGGTTCTAAATTTTTTTATCTATACTTCAAGTCTTTGGCTTTGATTTAGGGTTATAAAATGTACTCTCGATACGCATTTTGTCCAAATAATCCACGTATTTCGGGCTGTACATAGGTTTCTTACGAATTTTGTAGCCGTTTTGTAGCCAGCTATTTTATACATACCAACCGTTCGCAACAACTTGATCATTCCTCGAACAGATACAGAAGATATCCGTAACCCTCTGCTTTCATCTTTGCGTAAGGAACAAAGCGCAGGGCTGCACTGTTGATGCAGTAGCGCACGCCATTGGGGGACTCCGGATCGCAGGTGAACACATGACCAAGGTGAGAATCTCCGGCACGGCTTCTGACCTCTGTGCGGCGCCTGCCGTGGCTCAGGTCCTCCAGTTCCACCACGGCAGGCTCTTCAATGGGCTTTGTGAAAGCCGGCCAGCCGCAGCCG